CCCAACCAAAATAAATAATTAATGGAAAGTGATTGGGCATATCTGGCTGGCTTAATAGATGGAGAAGGTTCTATCTATTACAAACAGCAGAAACAGAAACGTAACAATCGCCCTGGCAAACCAGTTCATAATGTTTGGGTTATTAGATTAGAGATAGCTATGACCGCTAAGGATACTGTGAAGTGGTGTCATGATACTTTTAATTGTGGTGCCTTTAATGAACGTAAAGTTAAAGAAGGAATGAAGCGTCAATGGCGTTGGCGAGTATCCCATAGAGAATGTTTAACAATTTGTCTTGGTGTTTGGCCCCATATTAAAAATAAATTACATAAAGTTGAACAAGTGATTGATCACTATGAGCCTTATGCTAAAAATTTAGGAGATAATGTAGTAGATTTTAAACTTGAAAAAGAGATGAGAAGGAATGGTAAACAATAAGAAAGAATTTAAATGGGATGGTAAAACTAGAGTTAGTAATGAAACCTACCGAAAAAATTTTAATGAAATTTTTGGTAAGAAAGAACAAGACGAATTAGATGAGAGTTATAAACAATCTTTAAAAAATAAAAAGGAAAGAGAAAAATGATGACCGAGGAAGATGTAAAGATTCATCACAGATTAATAGAAAAATTAAAGAAGCAACAAATGGGCGGCATGACTAATTATCATGACTATGTATACTCCATAAAATTGAAATCTTTAAATAATGTAGAATTAATTAAATATTGTTTAGAAGTTGAAGAAATGTTACGTAATACTCTAACACCCGTTGAGAATCCTGGGTGGTATGGGACCTTTACTACAGCGAATCATCACGCTTATAATTTTTTAACTTTTCCTAATATAGAGGTAAATAAACTATATAAAGAAATTTCAAAATATGCGTCTTATCTCCTAAAAGACAACGTTTATATGATAAAATCATGGGTAAATATCTATCGTAAGGGTGAAAAAGTAGATTGGCATGATCATTGGCCCGCGCCGAAAAAAGTGTGGCATGGTTTTTATTGCGTTCGAGTAGGAGACAGCTATACTGAGTATAAAATTCCAAAAGTGGAGGATGTTATAAAAATAAATAGTGAAGAAGGTTTATTGGTTATAGGTAAGAGTGAAAATGATAAACATAGAAGTTCACCTTGGACCGAGATTGATAGACCAAGAATTACTATTGCATTTGACATAGTCCCTGTGGAGTCTATAGAGAATAAATTACAACCAAATCATTTTATACCTATATGTTAAAAATAAAGTTAAAAATTTTAAAATGGATTCAAGACATGTCTCACAAGGTTAGCGAGTGGGCGTGGATAAAACGTATAAGGCTCATGCATGAAAAAAAGTAAAAAATACAACTATATACGAGGAAAACAGATCACGAATCATGAAACAGGGACCAGGGTTTATGAGATAAATAATTCTAGACTTCCATCAGTGACTACGATACTAAGCGCCACAAAAAATCAAGAATTTTTAAAGAAATGGAAGGACAGAGTTGGAGAAGAAAACGCAGAACGCATTAAGAATCATAGTGGCAAGCGAGGGACAAGTATGCACAAATTCCTGGAGCATCATATCTCGGGAACTGGCTACGATGATCTTACGCCAATCGGACAAGAGGCGAAGCCCATGGCCCAAAAAATTGTTGAGGTTGGTCTTGCACCAGTGGAAGAAGTCTATGGTTCAGAGATTCAGTTACATTATCCTGGGTTATATGCTGGCAGCACTGACTTGGTATGTTTGCATAATGATTTAGAAACTATAGTTGACTTTAAACAGTCAAATCGCCCGAAGAAAGAAGAATGGATTGAAGATTACTATCTACAAATAGCCGCATACGCACTGGCACATGACTACAGCCATAAGAGTCAGATCAGGCAAGGCATAATAATGATATGTACTCCTGACCTATATTATCAAGAATTTAAAATGCAGGACGCTGATTTAAAGATGTGGAAACACAAATGGCTTAAAAGATTAGATATGTACCATGAGTTAAAATTTGATGAGAAAGAACAAGCCAACGTCCAGATTGACGCAGCAGCCTTCAATAAGGCCTAAATATGTCTCAAATGTGGCAACAATGTGTTCAACCTGACAGCCATATAAGAGATTTCACAGATATTTTTTGTTTCGAAAAAAAAAACTTGAAAAAAAAGTGTCATTCTGTCATTTTAAGCTACTACTGTTGATATACAACACTAATACTTGACAAAAGTAGTGACAGAAAATATTTATTTGACAGAAAATAATGTCAATTGTACACTTATGTCACAGTAGCTCTATCCCGGTGGGAAAAAGTTTTTGGTTTTTTGGTTTCCTAAATATCTGGTATATCTCTTATAGAGGTGATACACAAAGCTATGCCTAGACAAAGAAGAAAAGCAGTGGGCTCATTAGGAGCTGTTGATATCCCTTTCCCTAAAGTTAGAGTGGAATGGATTGATTGTGTTAGTGATTCCGGTTGGGCTACAGATAGAGAGTTTGATAAGATGAGACTCGCAAGACCAATCAATGAAGGTTGGTTGTATTCTAAAGACGATAAGTCTATTAAACTTTTTGCTTCGTTTGATCGGGAAGACGATGGTTCTTTTTCTTTTGGGGATCGGACGATGATTCCTCGTCAGTGGGTTCGGAAGATTCAGAAGATTTAGGTGATTCAATTGCCTCACCCTCAACAATCTTTGCATTTAGAAGTGGTGCGTAGTCGTCTAAGATCTGTTTCATTTTGTTTTCTAATTCCTCTTCTGACATGTCTTCTAATTTCCCAGTTTTTATTATTTTTCTGTCTATGTATAATCCTGCTGCCTTGCCTCGCGCTACTTCAGCGTTTACAGCAGAGGAGAAACTTGATTTCTTGAGTGCTGCCCGTTTAATTCTGTCTAGTTCAGCAACATGCCTCGAGTAAGTCACTTCATGTTTTTGTAATCTTTCTTCGTGTAGCTTACCAACATATTCTACTACTAATGGACATTGTCTTGGGTTAGTTAATTCTGATCCTTCTTGTGGTGCTCTATTAGGTGAGTAGCCAGCTAGTATAGCTGCTTCTGTTTTTGAGACTGGTCCATCAGGTCCACCAAATACTATAAATTCAGCAAATCTTTTTTGCATTTCAGTTAATCTTTTTGGTAATCCCATGATTGACAATTTAAGGTAAGTGTCCTATATTGTCAATAGCTATGACAGATAATAAAGAAAATAGAGGTTCCCTAGACTTAACTTTTTTAATAGAACAACATAAAAAAGAGCTTTGGGAGTACAAGCAAAAAGAACAGGAATGGATTCAAACCCAAAATGTATTGGATGGTACGAAGAAAATTGTTGAAGAGTTAAGTGCTAAGTTGGTTGATCAAATAAGGATCATCCAGGAACTGCAGTTCGACAACACCACTTATAAGAAAGAAATTGAAAAACTCCTTGCGGATAAAAACAAATGAGAGTAAGAGACCTACAAGAATTCCTTTCTACTTTTACCGCTAGTAACAAGGCAGGCACAAGACAAGGCAACGCTGTTAGTGATGCTGTACTTTACGTTGAAGTGAATGGTCAACTACAAAAAATTAAAAAAATGGAAGTACAAGAGAACAGTCAAACTATATTTGGAGCCAAAGGCAACCACCAATCTCATCGTCTTGTTTTAAAAACAGCAGAGGTGTCTAATATAATTTTACCGGATAAATTGCGTACGCCGGGCGCGTAATGAATGTATTAGTTACCCTGAAAAACCTATGGGTCCCGAGGCAAAATTTTACCAACAAATTAAAAAATCTATACCTGAAATTTCATGGATTAGGATTGAAAACCTTAGCTCACTTGGTACTCCTGATCTATTGGGTTATAATAATTCTGGCCACTTTCTTACCCTAGAACTCAAAGTTACAAAAGGTAAAAAGGTGAGGTTCAGTCCTCATCAAATTGCCTTCCATGTACGACATCCCAACAATTCTTTTATCTTGGTAAAGGCCCTTGGTCCTTTACCCACGAAAACTTTTTCGTGGTCCATGTACCATGGACACCGGATAAGGGAGCTTGCAACTCAGGGATTGGCGCTTGAAGCTTGCTACTCTGGGCTTGAAGCTTGCCGCTTGGCACTCACATCTGCTTGACGCTTGGAGCTTGGTATTTCCTGAACCTGAACTGGTTCTGGTTTGCTTGGCGCTTGGAGCTTAGGATCCGGACCAGGCGAACGCTCTAGCTGGGCCGTCGCCTGCTGCTTGCTAATTGCCTGATCCAGTTTATTACGTATCGATCGTAATTCTTTATAATATTTTGGGTGTTTAAATTCCATTAGTGTTTGCCATAACTTACATTTTTTATTTCTTTATTCCAGCAATTTCTGCAATCTTTGCATTGGCCATCCTGAAGCGGGGCCGGGCATGTCGCGCCAGCTGTTACAACTGTTGACGTGTTGGGCCAGCTGCCGGCGGCTTCCTGGTCCACCATTGGCGTGCTAAATCTAATTATTAAATTGTCCGGGGCTCGTGAGACGTGGGCCTTGATCCATGCTTCACGTGTTGGGAGCCAGTGACGCTTAGAAGGCGTCAACCTGCAGACATCAAAAATTTTATTTAAATGATTTAAATCTTGTACATCTCCTGAGTCATGCCATCTAAAGACATCGGGCTTTTTACTGTTGATCAAGTGAGCCATTGCGGTGACCCATTGCGGGCTGCTTATTGCTTCCAGTCTGCGGTATTGTGCATCCTGAACCACCTTGAAGACATAACAACCTTTTAGAGCGTAGCAATTAAAGCATGTACTGCCCGGCACCTTCCGGAGCTTCGAGCCAGTTTTGCATTCTTTGGCAGGTATACCAATTGAAAACCCGGGCATTTTTGATGGCTTGCTTAGGCTGCCTCCTATTATTTTCAATGCTTCTTGTGTATTCATTATTTCTTTCTAATTCCTTTATATCATTTAATTATGTCTTTTTTGTGGCGCTTGTCGCTTGGCGCTTGCGGCTTCTCTCTTCAATCTCTGTAAATAAATTATGTCTTGTTGCATTGCTGCTTGAAGCTTGAAACTTATTTCTTTTTTTACCGAGGGCCCGGAAAAACTTCTCACAGCTGGCCAGGTACGCCCGCGGCAGCTCTGAGTGCGGCCGCAGGAAATAGTGTGTTAAGTCGTTGTGTTTAATTCTTTTCACTTATTTTTCTCATCTTCTCCTGGTCCTCTTTCACTAGTCTCAGGATCTCTTCAATAGCGTCTGCTATTCTTTTCAATTGTGTTGTGTCCATATGTATTCCTTTCTAAATTCATCCTATCATATCCATGATCCACTGTCAAGCATTGCTTGGAGCTTGAAGCTTGGCACTTGTTATTTTTTCTTTTCTTTTTTTTTAGAATGATTCTTAGAATCATTCTAAAGTGATCAGTGAACGTCGAGGCCGGCGTGCTTTATTTTAATAGCCCAGGCAACAGGCCTGCTAGCAATTAACTAGGTCCACTGATCCCAGATCCACCAACGCTTATGCAAATTTGCGTGATCACCGCAGATAGTGGATCAGGGATCAGTTGTTGTCCTGTGTAGGAGGTCAACGCAGTATGTTTCAGTTGACGTTCGGGGATCCCTTACGCGCACCTATACTATAGCCGTTTAAATCCGGCAGTTACAACATCTGATCCCAGATCCGATGCTCATGATTGTTGCAGAGTTCTACATCGGATCAGGGATCAGTTCTGGTTGTGTGATTAAAATTTAACAAAAAAAACCGCACAACCAGAAGTTGTCCCATTAATTTAATTATCTAAACAAGTAAATTAAATTAATTAATCCTATTTAATACTTGATGAAAGATTTATCAAGAACTTTATTTAAATAAACTTCTTGACATTAGTAGGATT